ATTAGACCATCCTTGCTTCTTATTTTTTGCTGATAAGCCTTTAACAATGACACAATTACATCCTTACTATGAAGAGACTCAGTTCTCGTCAGTTACCATGGGGATTGCAGGTACATACAATATAGCAAGTTGGATCAGACCTGTACGTCCTGCGTTTAAATTTAAGGCAGGAGAAAATGAAATTGACATTGCTAAAGGAGAAACATTGTGTTATTTTAAATTTAACACAACTGAAAAAATAAAAATGGTTCGGTTTGATAGTGCTAAATTATTTGAGTCTAAAACAGGACCGGTAATGCAGTGCTTAGGATATAAAAACTTAAAAGCAAAACGCTTTTTACCAACGCCGTTGCAGGAATGCTATGATGCATTTAACAACGCAAGGTACAAAAATAGGTTAATAAAATATATAAAGGAAAATAAAGTATGACACAGTGGATTGGAGCAATTACAAGAGGACATAATGGCGGTGCTGTACTTCTTAAAGATGGAGAAGTAGTATTTGCAATCGAAGAAGAACGTCTTACTAGAAAAAAGTATGACGGTGGACCACTAGCCGCAATGACAAAGTTTTTAGATTATACAGATAAATTAGATTATCTTGTAGTAGCACATACACAACCATTAGAAGAATCAAGTAGAATTGACTTTAGTGGCGGAGATATGTATACCGGACTTGCAAGAAAGCTAGGACTTATTGATAGATCAGATAGTGCATATAGTCAAGATGGAAGATATGTGCATAGACAAGTTATTGATATGAGTTATGTGCATCATAAACTGCATGCGGCTTGTGCATTTTATCGTTCTGGATTTGAATCAGCAGTTAGTGTTGTTGTTGACGGAGCAGGAACCTTTATTCCTATGAATATTAATACAGGACTGTTTAATGAAGAGTATATGACATGGGAATGTGAAAGTATTTTTAGTTGTGCATATCCTGATGCTTTTAAAACTTTATACAAACACCAAGGCGGAAATGGACCTTATCCAGGAACACGCATTCCGTATATTCCTTCAGAGCGTGAAGGAGAAGAAGGATTTCATGAACTTATATTAGATGATAGTGCAGGTATTACAAAAGCATATGAAGCAGTAACACAATATTGTGGATTTCAGCCTATTGAAGCAGGTAAAACAATGGGACTTGCTCCATATGGTAAAAAGAATTTAAATATTCCACCAATTTATACTGACAGCAACGGTGGTAAGTGGCGTACAAGTGATAGGAATGTTATTATTCCTACATATCCAAATGCGGCTCTTGTAAATGAAGGCAAATATGAGTATTTAGAAACATCACAAGATGTATTAGAAAGCAAAAAAGACTTAACTACACTAGAAAACCGTCGAGACATGGCATATGCTGTGCAAGAAGGATCGCAACAAGAAGTATTAAACCTTATTTTTAAAGCAGTTGAAATGTCCGGCAATAAAAACGTAGTACTAAGTGGAGGCTATGCACTTAACTGTGTTGCAAACTACTGGTACCTTGATAAATTAAACAAAGAAGGTATTAAGTTATATGTTGAACCAGTATCTAGTGATGCAGGAACAGCAATTGGCGCGGCCTTATTAGTGTACCATCAAACAACAAAAGATAAAACTGTACGTTCGTATGCTGAAACAATCTACGAAGGTTTTACTTATAATTACGATATTAAAGAAATTAAAGATACTGCTGAAAAATATGGTGCAAGTGTTGTTGACGCAGATCATGTTAAGGTTGTAGAATTAATTAGAAATAAAAATATTGTTACAATGTTCCAAGGCAAGAGTGAAAATGGACCACGTGCATTAGGTAATAGAAGTATACTTTTTGATCCAACTATCGAAGATGGAAAAGATTACGTAAACAAAGTTAAACGTAGAGAATATTTTAGACCATTTGCTGGCACAATTATGTTAGACTACGCACATGAATGGTTTGACATGCGTGGATTAGAAGAAAGTCCGCATATGATGTATGCAATGAATTGCCAAGAAGGTATTGCAGAAAAGATTCCAAGCATTATTCATGTTGATGGCACTTGTAGAATTCAAACTGTGACCAAAGAACAGAATAAACACTACTATGAGCTTATCGAAGAGTTTTATAAACAGTCTGGAGTTCCAATTATTTTTAATACTAGCTTTAATTTGGGCGGAGAACCACTTGTTGAAACACTCGATGACGCTGTACGCACACTTTATAACAGTGAAATGGAGTATTGCTACTTACCTGAATACGGTAAATTGATAGAAATGAAGAACTAATGAGCACCAATATACATTTATTTGGCATACCAGTTTACAAAACACTACTCAAAGCACACAGCAAAGTTCAAGAAGATTTTAAAGAAGTTCTTGAACAAGACTCTCATTTTAATAAAGTACCAACATGGTATAGTAACGTAGATACAACATATGGTAACTCACAAGCAAATAATTTACCATTCAAGCAGTTTATTAGATCAGCTGTTGAAGGATTGAACGAGTATTTAGAAGTATTTGAAATAGATGTTCCATTAGACTATCAAATAGAGTGTTGGGTTAATAGATATCAACCAGGCCAGTTCCAAGAAATTCATAATCATGCTGGCCCTGCACATATCAGTTGTGCTTACATGCTTAAGACGCCTCCTAATAGCGGAAATTTTGTATTCCATAATAACACATATGATTATTTTCACCAAACAGGCCTACCTAGTTTGACTTCTAAGGCATTTAAGTACAATAATAGGATTACACCTCCTTGTGAAGAAGGAGATATAATTTACTTTCCAAGCAACCTTGGACATTATGTGTCAGACAACAAGAGTAAACAAGTAAGGGCTACTATAAGTGCTAACTTTGTTATTAAGGAGAAGCAAGATGCATAAAAATACTATTAACGAAGATCAAGTTTTTGAAATTAATCCAGACTATAGTGTAACTTTACAAAAGTTTGGTCCAACAAAGCAAAGTGTAGTAGTAGTTGATAATTTTTACAAAGATCCGTACCTAGTAAGACAGTTAGCTTTAGATATTCCTGCATCTCGTAATAAAAGAATACGAGGAAACAATCCTGCTTGGAGAGTTAATGCATTTTACGAACTAGATAGTATGGCTTGGATCTTTGATCAATTAGGTAGAACGTATTTTCCAGAAGTAATGAACTTTTATCCTTCAAATTTTATGGAGGAAAGTTTTAAACGTGCAACATTTATGGTAAACGTTATGCAAACTAATGATCTTCCACCAATTTGTCCTCATATGGATAATACAAGCGGGCATAATTTGGCCGCAACAATATACTTAAACAACGAAAATGAGTGTGCAGGCGGAACAAGTTTCTATACATTTGGTGGCCGCACATTTTACAGCGATCCAACTGTAACACATACATATGATGTTGAAGGTAGATTACCTGTAACTAGTTACATTAATGATAGTATACATGATTGGGAAATGATTGGAATGGTCCCAATGCAATTTAATAGAATGGTTTTATATAATCAGGCAATGCTACACTCTGCATATGTCAAACCTGGTATGTTTACAGATAATGTTTATAGACTAAATCAACAATTTTTTATATAGGAGAACACATGGAAGGTAATTACGACGGCGTTGAAGAATATCCAAATGCTTTTCCAATTGATTGGTGTAAGCAAATAATTAAACGATTCGAAGAAATGTCAGCTAATCAGTTTACAAATTTAGAAAGTAGCATGAAAAATCAAGACGAACGCATTATGATGGATTGGGCTAACCACAATTCAAGGTATCATGCTGACGAAGACTTGTGCCAATTTTTTTATTCTACTCTTAACAAAGTTTATACAGAGAAATATCGAAGTAAGTATGAAAGTCTTGGTGCAGTTATGCAACATTCACCCAAAGGAATGAGTGTGCAAAAGACTTTACCACATCAAGGTTATCATGCATGGCATTCAGAAAATGCAGACCTTAGTTCATCATCTCGTATATTAGCATATACAGTTTACTTAAATGGTGTAGAAGAAGGCGGCGAAACAGAATTCCTTTATCAAGGAGTTAAAATTAAACCTGAACCAGGAAAGTTATCTATCTTTCCTACATCGTTTACACATCCACATCGAGGCAATCCTATCTATAAAGGCGTTAAGTACATTGTAACTGGATGGTATACTCTTGATGAATAATAAAAAACTTAAAATTGCAGTAGTTGGCGGCGGGACAGCAGGATTTGTTTCAGCTC